CATCTCTTCAAGGTTCGGACACAACTTCCCAGCTTCTTGAATCTTGGGGGTAGTTGGGATCAGTTTACGAGTCGTAAGATCCCGGACTGGTTTCCCATCTGGGCCTCTCTTATAATTGAACAAAGTAGGAACCCATCCTGACTCTAGGAAGTAGTCCTTCATCTGGTCTTGGTTTGCCATCTGCATTGGGAGTTTCATATCAATCAAGAACCCAGATTGAATCTTATATTTTGACCCATACACTATTACATGCAGGCCGTCTTCACTTACAACTGCCTTGTGTTTTTCAATCCATTTCAGCATTGTAGCGGAAAGAGTACCATCTTGTTTGAATGGTTTTGCTGGCATGGAATACTCTTTCTCTTCCGTCTTCTTCAGGGATCGTGGAGGCAACTGTGGCTCAACACTTTCTCTAATTTCCTCCATCATTTCAGCAATCCTAATCTGGAGCTTCTTTGCCCCTTCAAGGTCAAACTTCCAGCCTGTTAATTCCTGACACGACATAAGATAGAAAGACTTTTGCCCGGCCTTGAAGAAAGTAGGCCATTCACCGGAATCCCAGGAAGTATAAATTTCAATCCACTCCTTGATAAGATGAATAAAAGTTAACTTACCAACAAGAGTGTCCCTTTCACAATAAGTATCCATTAAAGGGTGATGCTGTAAGAACTCAGAACCTTCAGGGGAGTCGCCAGATAGTGCCCCAATCTTGATCAGTTCTTCACGTAGGTCAATCTTCGGGAACCCAAGGACATTACCAAAATACTCAATTGAATGCTTCTCACGGTCGGGGTTTAGGAACATTGAGAGATAGAATGTATCTACAAAGTTTACTTGAATCCCTTCAATACTATCCGGTCCAACTTCAAATTCTAACCCCATTACAAAGAACATCACAAATATGTCATACCCTAGTCCGTTGTGGAAAGAGATATTTGGAGTATCGTACTCAGATAACCACTTCAAGAACTTCTGCTTGGCATGAGGGTCTTTGAAGGGATTGAGCCGTAGCTTTCGGTCAGTATCCAAGTCCTCAAGGCACATGGTCCATACCTGAGTAGCTTCGAACACAAAACCATTTGCTTCAATGTCTACAGAAAAACCGTTGTACTTCATACGCCTCCAATAAAAAAAAATCACCAAGATGTATCTTACAACAACCCTGGTGATGTGTCAATGTGTTGATAAGTCTAAAGTGATCTACGCTACACAATTTAGTAACTTTGTGTACTCATTGATATCTATATACTTAAAGCATTCAAACCGACCTCCAAATTCAAGCTCTGGGAGATACTTAATATCTTTATATACTCTGTGCATAGACTTTTCTAATTCCCACACAGCCTCTCCACTTGATACGAATAAGTGAACTAAATCATAAGAGTATGGTAAAGAGGATTGTCCAGAGAATCTAGAAGTTACCGTCTTTGTGGTGATACCTATTTTATAAAACTCTTCACTATTTCCGTAGCAACGTATAAGATAGAGACTTGCATAATTCTTTCTATTTGCAATCTCAATAAACCCTGTCTTGAACCTTGGACTCTGCTCTTTTGCGCACTCAGGACATCCCTCTCCAGAGTTGTGATTTGCATAGCTCTGCATAAACGGGCCATGCTCCCTGCAGTAGATCTTTAGTAGCTCATGGGCATCGCCATCATAGATTACTTCACTGTAGTCATAGCGGTTGTTGTGCCTTGACTTAAATCTGCTGATTACAATCTCTTGAGAGAGCCGCCTACTCCTTGAAATAGCTGAGGTGGAGCACTTAGGGCACCCATGACCTTTCATATGACCTGATGGTAGGATACTAAACTCACCATGAATTTCACAATCTATTATGACCTTGCTGAGTACGGTACTATATTCTGTCTTGTCATATTTAAACTTTCCTCCGTGGAGGGCTTTAGCCTCTTCGATGAACTTATCTGCACTTTTTCTGTTTGATATCCCAGCCCTCTCATCGCCACATAGAGGGCACCCACGTTTAGAGGTAAAGGCGGCGGCTTTTATGCTGAAACTGCCGTGAGTAGGACATCGTGCTACTACTGAATTATCTGCCCCTGTAAATACAGTCTCAGTAAGGTCATAAATATCCCCGTGGGACTTAGTGACTAGAAACTTAAAGTACTCAGTAGGTTGTAAGCACCTTCCAGGAAATAACTTTTTGGGAGGCCATCCAGCTCGATGGATCTTAAATATAAAATCCTCAAGCTGACATATGTGGTATTCTCCCTCCTTTCTAATATAAGCTCCCCCTGGGATATTCAACTCTGCTGCCCAGTCCCTACGTTTAGAATTCTTTCGGACCATTTTCAGCTAACCAATCCTCAAGGTCATACATCGTATGAGTTAAATTGTCATAGTAAGACCCCCCAGCAGGGCCAGTAAGTCCACACACTCGATTCTTCGTTACTTGCACAACTGTGGTGTTGCGCTCAATCGGGCAAGATGCTAACTTATTGCGCTTCAATAGGATATTTGCGGCGGCCGATTTGATGATTGTACTGGACCCCATAATATCCTGCTCTCCACTATTTTCGCTCTTCTTCATGTGGTTAATGAACACAAAGCTAATTCCATGAGACTTAATGAACCCCTTAGCCCACTTCATAAATAGTGCTTGATCTTCATTAGATAGGCCATCGAGGATATCCTGTAGCGGATCTGCAATGATTACTTTACATCCGCAGGCTACTACGAGTTCTTCAATAGTGCTTTGAATTTCCTCAATGCTTCCATCTCGATTGTCCAGTAAGTAAAAACGGTCACTCCCATCGGGGCGATACATTAATTCATTTGCTTTTTCACGAATACGGTCGGAATGCAAGTAGTCTAACTTTTCATTAATATCTGGAATTAGGGCAAGTTTCCGAGATATGTGTCGTGAAAGTAACACCTCACCATATTGCCCTGCGTCAAGCTCCATTGAGACGATGCCGATCAGGTGAGGACTGTTGAAAATCCAGTGGTAAATCATCTCATTAACATAGGTCGTCTTACCGACTCCCGTATCAGCAGCGATATTGAAAATATATCCAAGGGGCATTCCCCCAAGGAACATCTCATTTAACTTCTTCATAAATGGGGGGAATGGAACTTTCGGAACCTGTGTCTGTTCCAGAATCCGTTCATACAAATTTCCAGAAGCCAGCACACCAATTGGAACATAGCTTTTAGCTGCATAGAAATCCTGAATGAACTCCTTTTCCTTCCCCTTCTCTAGGTACTCATTGGCGTCCTTATAACGCATCTGCATGAGCCTAACTTTACCCTTAGGTAAGTACTTAACAATCTCATCTGCTGCGTCTTTCCCAGGCTTGTCATTATCAAAGCAGATAACCACATTATCAAAAGAGTCTAAAAACTTATAGTTTGTAGCAATCTGTTTTTTACAATTAGCCCCTGTTGTAGGGCTTACTACTGCAATTTCAAAATCACTGCCTCGCTTTGAGTTATACTCCTTAAGCATTTGGTATGCAGACATGGAATCAATTTCACCCTCTGTGATGATAACATACTTCCCACCTCGGTCAAACCTGAACTGCATAAATAAATCACAGTCCTGACCAGTACGCCCAATACTACGAAAATTCTTCGGAACCTCCCTCACCTTATAACCAGTCAATTCAGAAGCCTGAGTCACAGGGTAGTACTGTTCAGTAACTTCACCAGTCTTCTCATCAAAACTATGACGAACTCCAAAATATTTATAAATTTCATCAGCAATGCTACGGAAATTCCTACCAATAGCTGCTGTATTCTCTTTGATTGTAGTTTTATCTGCTTCTGAAATAACTGCCTTACTTGACTTAACTTCTTCTTGCATAATATCCTTTCGAGGAAGTTTCTTTCCTTTTTGTTTCTTATCTTGATTCTCTTCCAGCCAGTCTTCACTTGGTTGTGTCTTCTTACAGACCCAGCAATGCCAAGACCCGTCTGAGTAAATTGCTTTACCATCAGACGAGCCGCAAGAGTCACAACTTGTATGTTTTACAAATTCTGCCATTGTACTCCTTATTAATCCTCCGGTGAATAAGCATCCCAATCCGCTAAGATAAACTTAACAACTAGACTAATAGTACTATCACTTTCCATCGTTGCCCTGATATCAAACCCACCTGTAGTATAATGCCCGATTGTACTCTTTTCTAAGCAATCGTCATAGCATCGCAAGCAAGCCTTTTCAACAAAAGATTTAAGCTCTTGCTCAGAAGGAACCTTATTCCCAATAGCCCACTTCCAGTCCAACCACTGCATAACTCTAGCTACTCTTTCAAAGTTAAAGTTCTGCATTACTTCCTGGATAAGT